TTGTTGTTTTAAATCATCCAACTCCTTGCGGGCTTTGCTGACTCTGTTATCGATAGAGTCAAATAACTTCGAGACGCTGAAGCTCCCGAGGCTTTCTCTTGTTCCGCTTCGTGTCATGAATTGATAATGCGAAGCAACCAATCTCACCAAGTCCTTCTCTTTGGCGGTGATTTCGGTTTGCAATTCCTCTTTTGTCATGTGATGATTTTTGAATTTCAGCAAACATACGAAAAACTTTCTAACCTGATACAGTCTATGTTTAATAATAATGATGTATGTTTGCCGAAACGAACGAAAGAATCATGGCAAAAAACAAAAGTCCCAACCTTGCTGATAAAAAAGCATCGGCAGAGTCGCGTCGAACTTCCGAGGAAGTGAACGAACTGCGAGGCCGAATGGTATCCGCAAAGACCCGACTTCCAATGGGAGCCGTCACAAAATTTATTTCTTTATTCCCCGCATACAACGCTTATAAGAAGTCGAGCCGAGTGCGCTTGGTGTTCAACTTGACCGTTGTGGATGAAGAGATTACCACGAAATTCGAGGAACTGGCCGACCTTATCGAAGCAGAGGCCGCAAAACAAAAGTCAAATCAAAACAAATAATTCAAGCACAATGAAAATTGAAGCAGCAAGCACCGGAGGATCGAGTATCCCCCCAATTGACGCAGGCACTTATCCAGCCCGCTGCGTCCAAATCATCCACATCGGAACCGCCGAGGACGAGTACGAAGGTCGCAAAAAAATGACCAACAAAATACGGTTCACGTTCGAGCTTCCAACGGAGATGCATGTCTACGATGAAGCGAAAGGCGAAGAGCCACGGTTGATCTCGAAGGAGTACACGCTCTCCCTATCGAAAAAAGCAAACCTTCTGAAAGACCTCAACGCATGGCGGGGTAAGCAGTTTACAGACGACGAACTCAAAGGCTTTGATGTTACTGCAGTAATTGGAGCGCCTTGCCAGCTATCCGTAGGACAAAAAACGAGCAAGACTTCCGGCAACGTTTACGCTTTTATTTCATCGATATCTAAGTTGATGAAAGGAGTAAAAGTCGACGACCAAATAACGCCGACCCTGATCTTTGGATACGACGCGAAGCCCGAAGAAGTATTGGCCCTTTTCAACCAAGTGCCGAAGTTCGTACAGGACTCCATCTGCGAATCGAACGAGTGGAAGGCGTTAAAAATAGAGCGCCCCGCAAGTGAGGACTCTCCCGAAGGCGAGCCTGCAGCCAAAGGCTCAAAGCCAAAGGATGAAGTTGCCGAAGCAGAAGCAGATGCCGAAGCGCCCGAAGGCGAAGAGCCGCCACCATTTTAATATTCATAATCGGGGGCTCTAATACGGAGCCCCTTCACCAAATCTTCTCATAGACGAAATCTAAATCATCATGAAAATCGAAAATGTAAAAATTACAAACTTCAAAGGCATAGAATCGCTCGGAGCCGAACTCGGCGGGCGATCCGTTTATGTTGTTGGAGGCAACGCCGCTGGTAAAACATCGTTCATATCAGCGATTTATTGCGCCCTTACTGGTAAAGACCTCCCCCCGAACCCGATCAAGGGCGCTGCCAAAACTGGCAAGATAGAAATCGAGCTGGACGGATACGCCGTCGAGCTGGAATTCAAAAAGAAAGATGGCGGGAAGATCGAGAAGAAGCTTTCTCTATACTCAATGGAGGACGGAGAGAAACTAGAATCTCCCCGCGCAAAGCTGGACTCTATAATCGGCAACTTAGAATTTAATCCATTCGAGTTCATGCGCATGCAGCCAACACCGCAGCTGGATTATTTCTGCAGAGTGTTTGGGATCAAAGGGATCAAAGCTATAAATGACGATATCAAAGAGCTGAACGATGTAATTACCTTCGATAAAAAGCGCCTTGTATCAGTAAAGGATCAGCTGCAGCCTTACGATACGAAACTGGCCGACCAGGAGCGTATCGATAGCGCGGTGCTTTCCACTCAGTATCAGGAAGCCGTAAACCACAATGCCACGATCGACGATGTGACTCGCAAAGTAGAAGCCAAAGAAGCCCGAATAAAGGAACTTCAATCCGAATTGGACACATTGACCACCGATGTTGAAAAGGGCTGTAAATGGCTCGCGACAAAGACCAAGACGGACGTTGACGGACTGAGTTCGCAAATCAGCAACGCCAACGAAACCAACAACGGCATCGAAGAAGCTAAGAAGCAGAAAGCCCTGCACCTTGAGGCTGATAAAATAGAAGCGACGCTGGAAGAATGCAAAGCAGAAAAAGTCACAAAGGCCGACGATAAAAAAGCCAAGATATCCGAGTTCACAAAGCAGATCGACGGCTTCGCATACAACGACGAGCAAGGCTTTACATTTGAGGGGCTACCTTTCCACATTAACCAAAACAATACTGCAGCTCAAATTGTAGCAGGACTTAAACTCGGAGCGGGTCTGTTGGGAAATGTAAAAATAGCGCGCTTCGAAGGATCCCTCTTAGACCAAGAAAACTTAGACGCAGTAAACCAATTTGCTGCCGACCAAGAACTGCAACTATTTGTTGAGCTGGTAGACAGAAACGAGAAGGACTTAAGAATTGAATTTGTAGAAGATAACGAATCTGAAAAATAGTATCATGGCTGAAAAAGCAGGAAAAATGGCGCGCAACAAGGAGCGCAGATGGCAGCTTAGAATTTACCTCGAGTTGAAATGGACATGCGACTTCATACCATTGCGCTGGAAGTACATCAAAAGGAACACTCCGAGTCCCTCGGCGCTCGATAGGCATAGTTACGCTTTCAAGTGGTTAATATTTGAACTCCACTTCGAGCAAGTACGAATGAACCTTAGACAGTAAATAACAAAGGCCCTGCAGCGCGCGGGGCCTTTGTTATTTCAAAACATCTTAAACGAAGCCCCGCCAGCGATGACGGGGCTTTTTTTATGCTCCTTTTGATTTCTCGTAAGTCCTGCCTCCGAAGTATGCAAATACTGCAGTCATCAACAAAGCTTTAAAGAGAGCGATGTATTCGGGCTCCACAACGAAATCCACAGCCTCGATGGAGTCCACAACGGTAATCACCGACATGAAGCCAAGCGTATAAAGCAGGAATATTGGACGGACGTTTTTTGTAAGCTTTGAATCAGTCTTGCTATCGGCCTCCCAACGCTTTGATACTTCCTGCACTTCGACGGTGTCATATTCGTACTCGAGACGAAACAACGCTTCCATTTGATTGAACTCAACCAGCAAGTCTGCAGCTTCTTTGTTGTTCGGGTCTTTTTCCAGCGCTTTCCCAAGAGCGGATCCAACTGTAGAAACAACTGCGCCCCAAGGCCCGCCAACCAAACCGCCGACGGATTCAATAATATCGGGGGCCGCATTTCCTGCTTTCTTGACCCATTTACCGAATTTGGTTTCTTTAAATTTCTTCCTGTCTTTCATTACCAATCGAGTTTTCGTACAGATAAAAGTCTTTTAATTGGATATTTCGCGATGCATACTTTATTCGCCTGGTTACCACCGAGCACAAAAATATCCTTTCCGTTCTCCCCCATGTAGAATCCTACGTGGCCCAGTGCACCACCCTTAGATCCACGCCAAAAAACAACCAAATCCCCCTCTCGCGCTTTGCGTAAAGGAACATCATCACCCAACTCCAAGAAGCTGCGGGCGTTTAAACGCCCTGTGCCTTCGATGTGTGCGTTTTTAAGCACCCAGTTAACAAAGGCAGCGCACCAAGCAGTATCGTCTGTTTTGACCCACTTGTGCCCTATCTCATGGAAGTAAGAAAGGATACGCGGCTCGTCTACATTCTCACTCGTCCCTATCTGCCCTGATGCGATCAGTAGTATTATCTCGTTCAGTCCCATTTAACCATTGTATTAGTTCATCATCAACTGGATGAAGGTGAGAATAATTCTCTAAATAGTGTGCGCGATCTTTCATGATGCTCTCCTTTCAATTAAAGCGATGCGCTTCTCGTTTGCCTCGTTTTTCAATCTAACCTCCGCAAAGGCCAGTTTTATATCGGTCAGCACTTCCAAAGTCTTGTCCATCTTTTCTCCAAGGTCTCTGTAATGCTCCTCTTCGTGTCCTTCGAACTTCGAAAGCTTATCCTCTTGAAAACCTAATCTTTGATCCATAAGTCCGTGTGCTTCTTTTTGGTCTGAGATTGCCTTGCGCATCCAAACAACACCTAAAATCATACTTATCAATAATGCTGCCGCAACAGTACCCACTATGTTCAACCAAAAACTCATTACTTCAACAAACATCCTCTCAATTTTTAATTGGAATTACAACGCAACTCGGTAAGTTGCTGCAAATGAAATGTCCACCATCGCGCCGAAAAACGTCTCACCGCTGGGACTAAGGATTCGCATAACTCCACCGGTCTTACTCCCAACAAGACCAATTTTTTGAGTTGTGGAGGTTGAGGATCCAAGCTGTCCAATTCCCCACACCTGATAATTATTTGAAAATCCCAACGCCGAAGGAAGCGTTATCTCTAAATTACTGGCACCACCACCGAGATCGCACGTAATAAAGCCCTCAATATGCATTAATTGTCCAACTTTTTTGTATCTGATAGATCCCGAATCAATGGAAGTGATATTCGTATGCGACAAAGCATCAAGCTGGGAAGCGGTGATCGTTGACCAATCGCTGATAAAATCAGTATTCGCTCCGTTTATAACTTGATACAACGGAATGAATAGATCGCCCGATCCAGTTCCGTCGGGAGTAATCTTTAAATCTGCACCAACAGGATTCGTGCCTCCAGTGTTAATTATCCCCCTTCGTTTTTTGTATGCATCGGCTGTTCCTCCATCCGCGAGACTTTTCAATCCAGCTGCTTCGAAAGATTCTGTGATCGTGACGTACATGTAATCGTATCCTGCATCATAATCCTGCAGTCCAGCCTGCGCATCCACTTGCACCAGCTCACCATCGATCAACAAATACCCCGCAGAGTAATCCCAAGTGGTGCCATTATAGGTTCCAATAACTCCCGAAACCCGGCAATTTAATCCTTCAATATTCAATCCTTGAACGATCGCGGTAATTGCCGCGCGTACAGCTTCGTTCTCCCATCGATGATCATCGAGTACCCAAGGAAAGCCTCCAAGTATATTTGTTACTAATGCATTCATTTCTTTCGAGTTTTATAGGTCAAAGACTATTTCATAGTTGACGCCAGCTAGATTGTAAACATCAATCAACGCAGCGATCAAAATAACATCTCCAGCGAGCGCGGCATCCACATGTACTATGTATTGAGTGGAGCTAAAGTACTCTTCATAGTTCCGCATGTGTAGCGGATCCGACTCGGAGTCTTGGCGCATATATATTGGCGGCTGCGCTTCGATATCATTGTAAAAATACAACGGGGGCAAAAATACATTCTCGATGTAAATATCAGGATCAGAATCAAAAGTATCATTTAATACGTGCTCCAAATAAATGACTTGAGCATTGAAAAGCATATCGTAAGTGGTCTGCGTAACGAAAGCCAAAAGCAAGTCTTGAACAAAGCCCAACGCCGAAGCAAGAACAGACAACCAGGAGTTAAATATCGGCTTCCTTAAAAACCAAGGGACAAGCCTCAAATATAATTTATATGGATCGAAATCGTACATCCTTTATCTATTAAGCCTCAACATAAGTGAGTGTCGTATTAAGCGGAGTGCCCGCTTCAATAGTCATGTGTCCTGCGAAACTAGTATAATTATCACCTACAGCAGCAAATGGATTTGACCCGTATCTCGCTGAGATTACTCCAAGAACAGGATCCACAATACCTACAGCCGTTTGTATAGCATCTGCCAGCGCCGTCTTATTAAAAACGCCGTTAAACGGTAAGTTAGAAATGTAAGCATTTATCGCGTCCTCCGCAGGAAATACTCCTGCGTCCTCAATCGACTCTCCAGTTGGAGTTAACACAAGCGGATCGTAGTATATGGTCGCGGCAATAGTTACATCGTCGGCGTCTGTTGAAATTACAATGATATTTACTCCAGCGAAGGCCAGCGTCTCCATGTACGTTGTAAAACTAACATTCTCGGGCGCTGTCAATGGAATGGGAGTAATTCCATCGCCGTCCAGCTTCGCCACCTTTATACGAGTGATCCCGCCGCTGGAAATTACTGCAGACCTTTTTACGATTTGATTACCAAGATCGATCGGATCGTAAACGTATTGTGCGCCGTTCCATGTCAGCGAGTCGCCGTATTGAAACTCGAGAGCTTTTTGTTGATACCATCTATCGGTTCCCGTGATAAGGACGTATTTAAGTGCCAATACAGCGGCTTCGTGCCGATCCTGCGATACTTCGATAACCCAATGGCCGAACGCTACCACGTACAAAAACATGCGCCAAATAGCTACTTTAGAATCGCTCGTCAAATCCTGCAGGAAGGTTTGGAATTCATCAGGGTCGGGCTGCAAAGTGCTCAAGTTTGCAAGAGTTTCCTTTTCAGTAATGAGCGCGTTATAAATATCCTCAATAGTTCGTGCCATTATCTTGAGTATTTTAGTTTTATTAATAGCTGGTCGCAAGTCGTAGCTGAGGCGGTGATAACCGTTTGAGATAGCGACAGAAATTTAACCTTTTGCCACTTGCCCGCGCTGAGCATTGTAATGTCGAGCTCGTAAATGAAATAATTTGCCCAAACACCAGCAAGACCGCCGCCGGGTAGTGTTATTGTAGTCGCCCCCACTTGAGCCCCCATTTTTGCCGTGTATACGTATAGCGGGCGGTCAAGGTTATTGCCGTCAAGCTCTCCCGTCACTTTCTCAGTAGCATGCGCAAAGCTGCCTATTGGCATTTTTGACGCAGCCGCCGCAAGCGCCGCCGCCGCGTCAGCCACTCCGATTGCAGCCTCTTGGTCTACGTAGTCGGCAAGCATTGTTTCAACGGCGCGGTGAGCTATGGGTTCAATTGTGCCCTCGGTGTTGTCGGGCAAGTTTGCCGATATAAGGGCGTCGAGTACAATTCTAGTAGGCATAATTCTTTTTATTTAGTTAACTATAAGCCCCGCCATAAGCCCCGCCATAAGCACCTATGGGCGTTTCGGGTGGGCACGGGTCAAAATCCTCATTCACTATGTTGCGGCCTTCAAGATCAAACTTTTTAACAAGAGCGATGTCTTGATCTGTTTGGTTGTCTGCAAAAATTTCTTGAGTCACAATGTGACTGAGCACCGAGTCGATTGTAAACGATCGGTTTGGATTGAGGTCGATTATATCAAAAAGAGCATCGGGACGCCCATACTCTTGAATGGAAATGTCGATCAAGTTTTGGAGTGATCTTATCTTCGCTTTATTTCTAAATTGATATCCCACTATTTCACTCGTTTTGCGTCAACTTCAATCCCCATTACATCACCCGAAGTAATGACTAATTTTTTCACATTAAACCCGTCGGCTCTCAGCTGCAGTTTTATTTCCTGCTTGAGCCTTTGTCGATCGGTGGAGGCGTTTTGCTGCTTCTGCAGTCCAACTCCCACAAGTGGCCATTGGCGAAACTGCCCTCGATCCGCGCGCATGATGTGTTCGATATGTTGACCATCGCTCTCTTCAACTAGGAAATCACCATCAACAATCTCGAGGTCGTCTGTAAAGATAATATCTTTTGCGTTCTCTTTCATATCAGTGTTTTATTTTGTCATCAATCAACTGACCGTTAAACGTTCCGTTTGGTGGCAGCGCGGCAATAGAAACCCCAAGCGCGGCAGGTGCGGCCGCTAATGGAGTCAAAGGTGAAGTCGCCGCAGCGCTGGCTTGCGACGATGCAAAAGTAGTAAGCGCAATTTCGAGTTGCGCCATGCGATCCTTCATTTTATTCAATTCATCATTGACCTTCGGCGCTTTGAACCAGCCGCCGAACTCGCCGCCGTTGTACGTGATCAAATCCGAATCGACACCCATATCCTTACAGACTAAAACAATCTTGTCCACTTCTTCGCTCAGAGCGACAAAAGCGCGGCTCTTAGAGATAAAAACAACCAACACGCCGCTTCCTACCACAGGAATCAAAACAAGCCCTTTTTCGCCGCTTTCTGTGGCTTGAAGGCGCACATTATACACGGCAGCAGTCCCGTCGTATGGCTCCACATCGCAAGTGCGTGTTGCTTCATCAACCTCGAGAACTTTGCAGGATTTCGCGTAATATTCTGCTGCAGGATCCCCCGCCAGCTCCTGCAGCAATTCTTTTGTGTTTTTATCTTTCATCAACTCGATACTTTTGCCCCAAGTTGAACGCGCCTGCGATATCCGTTCATCCCTTGAATTATTGAAACATCATCCACCAGGTACTCCCCAATTCGTTCGGGGAATTTGTAGTCGCTTAACTCGATAGTGTCGCCATGTTTTATGTCCGGAGCTCCGAAAGTGAGGAAGCTCCCCCGATATCCTTCGAATTTAAGCTTCGGAAGTTCCCTTTCAGCGATCGCCGTCAACTCTTCTTTGTCGAGACCATAATATGTAAGTGTTCGTTGCGCGCCCTGCGGATCCCCAACCTCAACTTCGATTTTGGAGTTATCGCCAAGCATAGAGATTGCTTTGACTTTTATTTTCACATCGTCCTCCCGCATGTACTCCAGCTCGCTTTCGATAATATTTTGCTGAAAAGACAATTCATGTTTTGTGCTTGTCTCAGGGAAATACGCAAGCCCGCAGTACAGAGTAGAGTTTCGAACCCATGAAACAAGCCCGTAAGTTTTCTTAAGCTCGGCGAGGATTTGAGCAAAATTTGCATTTGATATCCTAAAGGATCCCAGTTTCGCATCAACGCTTATAAAATCAATTGGACAATGGTCTGTTAAGAGTTCTTTCAGAGTCACTTCCTTGTAAGAAGTGGTGATCGATAGCTGCTTGAATAGATAAGCATCGTCCTCCATTTGAATGACTAGAGGAGAATCGGGAGAGATAGCGCTCACAAAACCCGTAAAAGCGCGAGCGCTCTCAGGGTAATACCCAAGCTGGATCTCAACCCGATCGCCCCGTTTAAATAGATTATTTGAACCCGCGACAATTGTTTGTCCTCCGCGTTTAATCTTTCGAGGAATCTTCAAAGTACCAGTATCGGTCAGCGTTTTCCAAGAGCTTATAATTTCCAGCTCGTTGAGGAAGTCGAACTCAAAATCTCCGATGGTTATATGGCATGTAGGTCTAAGCATTAAACTCCCGTTGTTTCTTTTAACTCAAGCGGATCATCCGATAAGGCTGTTATTTGAAAAGGTTGAGTATTTCTTGATCCCATTTTTTGGGGGAGGTTGTATCCCGTTACAACCAATTCGTCAATATCGAAGAAGTTTAGAAACTCGCTTTCTACCTTCAGCGAAACAGGAGCCTTCAATATCTCAATTAAATTGATCACTTCCGTTTCGGGATACACATCGGCACCTTCGCCTGTCATAACGCCCCCAATGCTAATTTGGAAGTCGCCATCGCTAATGTACTCCTTAACGGATCCATTGCGTCCTTGTATTTGCGTGGTGACGATATTCTTGCCTTGCGATACATTCAAAAGCACGGAGTCGAAAACGATTTCTTCGAACTCGATCTCATCTCCATCGAGCGTTTCGTAAACTCCTGCAGGAAATACCAAATTAGACCAAACGCTAGTCCCGAACAATGAAGTCTTGGTCGGCTGATCGGGATCCGTGTCGTCGAACTTAAAAAGCCGAGACTTCAAAACTTGCAATCCTGCGCCGGTAAGTATAAATGTAGATTTCGACATTATCCTGCTTGTATTTGTGAGTCGTTTATTGCGATAAGCAATGCCTTTGTTATTTGCTCTCGAATCTCCGCGCTTCCTTCCTTCAGAGTTGTTGTGTTAACATTTACGGTCTCTACCAGCTTCTCGATAGATATCGTCACGTTTTTAGGCGCGGAACTACTAACAGACGACAATCCGCTTGCCACACCGCCCTTTGCTGCTTTCTTGGCAGCTGCCAGTAACTCGAGTAACTCGAGCATCTGCCCTTCTTTACCTCCAAGCCCAAGTGCGTCTGTAGCTTTCTTCATATTGTCCAGCGCCATCGCGTCGGTTGCTTTTCGCATATTGGCTTTCTCTTCGGGATTACCCGTTTCGACGCCCATAGTATTTTTACGAAAGTCCTCCAGCTTCTTGGCTCCGTCTGTTGCGAATGACATTCCTGGTATCTCCCCAAGAAGCTCCAAAAGTTGCTGCACTGGCATCAATAGCGCGTCGAGAATTACAAGACTGATTTTTTTCAAGCCTTCTATAATATCTCCGTCAGTAAACGACTTCTTTATATCATCCCAATTCCTCCGAAAAGACTGAACTAGGTTTATAACCAATCCTATCGGTCCCAAGAATAAAGACACCGCAGCTCCCCACTCCTCATATTTAGATATCACAATGGTTATGAGCGCAATCATGGCAGCGATGGCCATAATCACCAATCCCACAGGATTAGCCGTTAACAACACATTCAGCACCGCTTGAACACCCATCCAAACTTTAATAATAGCAACGAGAGCAACGATAACAGCGACCGTTTTAATAATGAATGGAACCCACGCTGCAATCGCCTCTTTATTACTACTGACCCAAGTTGTTAAAATTTTGACCTTTTCTATTATCGCTCTGATCGCAGGAAGCATTGCTTCACCAATAGCCGTTCCAGCAACAAGAAGTTGATCCTTGAGAGCGCCCAGCTGACTCCCGACGGTCATACTGTTTTTGTCCATAAGATCGTAAAACATACCACCCTCTCCACTCAAGCCGCTAAAGGCAGCTTGCAAATGACCAAAGCTAAGACGGCCCTCTTTCGCGAGCTTACTAACTTGAGTCTTGTTCATACCGAGCTGCTTGCTCAGTTCCGTTATAATGGGGATGCCTTCTCCTGCGAGTTTTTGAATAGTTCCAAAACTAAGAACGCCGTCCTTTTGAGTTTGGGAATATACCTTCGCGAGCCCTCCTAAATCGGAGCCCGTTCCTGCTGCGATATCCCCGACGGCTAATATGTTTTCCTTAACCATATTAGCAGGAACCTCCATTTTAAGGAGGGCCTCCCCGACGGCTAAAATTTCATTAGTGGGGAATGGTGCTTTTATTGCTCCGAGTTGAGCCATTAGAGCGTTGCCTTTTTCTAGATCACCCGTAAAGGTGGCATAAGTCAATCGGGTCTGCTCGATTTCAATACCTAAGCTTGCAATGCCTTGAATCCCTTTTACAATCGAGAAAGCGGTGAATGCTCTTATTGCAGAACTTCTTAGTTTTTTGACTTGACCATCCAGCTGAGATGTTTGCGATCGCATTTTCTTAGTGCCTTCCTCGGCACCTTTCATGACCCTGGTGAATTGGTCTTTTAGCTTTAATACAACTTCTTCGACGTGCTGCATGGATTCTATGTATTAGGATTGTACATCCCCGATCTCATTTTTTCGTATTCAAGCGCAAACCTCAAATCTCCCCACAACTGCCCGAGTTCATCGTCTGTTAAGATTGAAGGGTCAACCTTAAAGTGAAAACGCACGAGCGCCTCTATTTTAGGAATCTCGTGCGCGTTCATGTTTTTTGCCGTATCAGCAAGATGATCAAATCGGGCTAGAGCTTTTTTATCGTTCCTGTTTTAAGCTCGATAATTTGGTAAGCTTGAAAACAAGCCCCAACAAAAAGCATCTCATCTTTCTTAATCGCATCATAATCTCCGGCGGTCTTAATGGCGCAGTTCTCGATTATTACTTCTCCGGCCCTAATATAATCAGGCTGACCCGAAGAAGGCATTATCAATCCAAGAACAATTCCAAGTTGCTGACGGTTTATGCCTTTCAAGTACAACTTTTCACCGTCCTCGAGAGTAATCTCGAATTTGGCTCCAACAGGATAATCGGTCGCTTCTTCACTCATTTTTCAGTATTTACGGGTTCTTAATCTCGCAAATATAGTGTGAAAAAACGAAGGATCTACCTGTACTCGACGTGCGATAGTACGAGATCAAAGGAACGCTGCAGCTGAGTATCGCCCTGAGAACCTTCGACGCCGTCGTTGGTAAACTCGCAATTCTTAAGCGTGTGCACCACAACTTTGTTCTCGTTTAAATACGTAACCGTGATATCAAATGGAGGAATATCAAGCAGACGCCCCAATGGAGCCGCTGCGCGCATCGCTTCGATATCGTTCATGTGTATTTCAAAAGAAGCACTCGCGTCAACCGCGCCATGCCCTCTTGAAACCGCATATTTGCCAGCTCCAAAATTGTTTGACTTCTCCTGCTCCTCGGTGTAATTGATTGACGAAATGCCCATCAAAGGAACTCCGAGAACATTGGCCACGGCTTGAGCGAAATCGTATGCTCTCCCGTTTATTAAAGGTGTATTATTTGGCATTGTTTCCGTTTTTTAGTGGATTAACTTACTTTCAAAGCGAATGAAATATTCACATCAATATTTCTAGCAACACCAACGGGTACAATTTTGACACCGATCACGAGCTTGCTCGTGCTGAGTATCGGCTGAGTCGGGTCAATGACCACGTCACGCGCCGATATTTCACCCGCTTGTTGCATTTGAT